ATGTTAATAAACTTAATATTACTGATTCATTCGGACAGTATAAAGGAGTGCCATATAAATCAATTATGTGGAAACCAACAGACACATTTGACTTTAATGGTTATAATCATCATCACACTATTCTTCCTTATAAGAATGGTAATTTTGCAGTAGGTATGGAGAGTACGACTACAGGAATGTTATCTATTAGTTTATTACCATATTTGTTATCAACTGAAACCGATACGTATGGTAATATTACAGTAAGTAAAACCAAAGATACTACTTCTCAGATAAGCATTGGAGCAACAGCTAATCCATATGCGTGTATTTATGTAGATGCCATTTATCTTACTGGTGATAAAAAAGCTTATACCTCACTGGCTAATTTAGGCAATGGTGGTACAACTAATTATAATGGACTTACAAATAAACCTAAAATTAATAATGTTGAATTAACAAGTGGAAATAATACATTATCTAATTTAGGGATCGCTGCACGATCACATTCTCATTCTAAGTTAAATAACAGTTCTCCTGTAGATTATAAAGGATTTGGTCATTGTCATACCGTAATTATGAATAGTAATCATAATATGTGGATTGCAATTAATAACGATGGTACACCCGCATTAACTCCATATAAATTAAAAACATCAACTAATTATACAGATGTTGATACATATTCATTAGAAAAAGGTGGCACTTGTAACCTCGGAAGCACAGATGCGCCTTGGAATGCTGTATATGCTAAGAATTACTATGATGAATATGGAAATAAGATTTCTACAGGCGGTGGTTCAATTAGTCTTAAAATTGATGGAGCTACACGTAGTTCTGGATTTACGAATTATAACCTTGCAACGCAAGATTGGGTGACTGGTAAAGGATATTTAACTCAGCATCAATCTCTTTATGGATATGCTACTACAAGTTGGGTGTCTAATAATTTTGCTCCTAAAGGTTCTGGTGGTGGAACAACGTATTATGGAGGTACAGGTATTACTATTTCTGGAAATACTATTTCTGTCGATAGTACTGCTTCTTCTACTCATACACATGATCATTTAACGGGATCATTTGATGTTACAGTTGGTTCATCAACAATGTTTCCAGACGGAGATGGTGTTTATTCATGTGGTAGTAGTGGACATAGATGGAAATATGTTTATGCGTCTAATGGTATAAATACTGGTTCTGATGAATATATAAAAGAAAATATCAAAAGCATTACCACTCTTTCATCTATTGACAAGTTTTATATGTTATTAAATCCAATTCAATATAAATTTAAACAACGTCCAGGTGATAAAGAAGCCTCTAAAATACATTTTGGATTTGGTGCAAGAGAAACAGAAAGACATTTAAATGAAAATAACTTTAATTCAGAAGAATATAGTTTGGTTACAAAAGCTATTTTAGATAAGCCTAATTTTGTTGGACGTACTGATGAATATTCAATGAATTATCTTGAATTTATTTCTCTCAACACTCACATGACACAGAAAGCCCATCATCGTATTGACTCTCTCGAATCTGAAAATCAATCCCTTAAGAATGAAATTCTTATGCTCCAGGGACAGCTCTCTCTCATTACTCAACGACTACAAAAAATGGAGGAAAAGTTATGTTAAAAATTAGTGAAACAAGAAATGTATCCGGTCAGGTTATGATCGGTGAAGGTGAAAACTCAAAGCAGGTTGCTTATCTTAATGCATCTGTTAGTAAAGATGGAAATGTAAATATCAATAAATCCATTCAGGATAGCGAAACATTTAAAACAAATAAAGAAGCAGTCCTGAAAGATTTTACAGAGTTTGAAACATACGTATATGGAATTATTCCTGAATAAATAAGAGGCCATGAGCAATCGTGGTCTTTTATTATGCAAAGAAGGTGAAATATTTGACCAGTCGAGAATATGAACTTGAATTAAAGAAAATTAAAGCCAAAAATCGGCAGATTGAAATGAAACGAAATCTGAAAGCAGCAAAGGTTAAAAGATTTAATTTGAAAAAACCAAATACAAGTAAGCTTATTGTGTTTGTAGTCTTTGCTATTTGCTTACAGATTCTTTGGTTTAGTGAACATATGATAAGTCTCACTGGAGATACGAGTTATATGTATGCGCTCATAGGTATTCCGGCAGCGTTGATTCCTACAATTTTAGGATATTATGCCAAAGCTAGTAAAGAAAACCAGGTCGGAGGTATTACCTATGATACTGCAATGTGCAATTTAGAATCACAAGAAAGGCCAGTCTTCGATCATGTATCTGAAGATGAGGCTGTAGGATGAATGGAGGTATGACTATGGACATCAAACAGGGTATTCAGGATGTATTATATCTGATCATTACTGGTATTCTTCCACTTCTTATTACTTATGGAATCCTCTTCCTAAAAGTAAAGATTAAAGAACAGGAAAAGAACTTGGAGAATGATCAGCTCGTAAAATATATAGACGCTGCTACTGATGCTATTAGTAAAGCAGTACTCGCAGTTAATCAGACTTATGTAGATGCTTTGAAGAAGGAAGGTAAGTTTGACGCAGAAGCTCAGAAAACTGCTAAACAGATGGCTATTGATAAAGCTAAGGCTTTGATTACAGAAGATTCTAAAGCGGCTATCGAAACATTATATTCTGACTTTGAAGCATATTTAAATGATGCTATTGAAGAACTCGTCAGAGAAAATAAAGTTACATATTAATATAAAAGGAGTACAAGGATTATGAAAAAAGTTATTGTAAATGCAGACATTATGGCAATGTATAAAACATTAAATTCTATGAAGAGTCGTGCGGATTTAATCGCAGGAGATGTTGATGTATTCTGGGCGAATACAATGAACCTGAAGACTCTTAAGGCGCAGGTAGATAAAATCTCAGAGGTCGAGCAGGAGTTAGTTGATTCTTATTTTACAGAGGAAAACTCACATTCTATTGTTGACGAAAACGGTAATGAAACAGGAAATCGTGCTCTTAATGATGACATAAAAGATAAAATCATCCCTGAAATCCAAGAAGGTCTGCAGAAAATTTATGATAAAACATGTGAACTTGATGTTGAGATGATCCCAGAGGAATCTCTCAAGAAAATGCTTAAATCTAATGAAGACAAACTGTCTATGCTTGATATGACAGTACTATATGAATTTGTAGAAAAAGGTGAGTAATAATGGCAACATATATTCAGGGAATTCAAACCTCTGTTGGTGTTGTTAAGTATGATTACAATTATCTGGCTAATCTCCCTGAATCAGATATGACATTATCTAAACAGGGTGCATTCGCTGATGCCCTTGTTGTTGGAAGAAAACTTACTCAGCTGGGAGCTGATGTGGATAAATTGAAAGAATCTATGACTGCCGTACAGAAATCTATCTCTGATCTGCAGTCTGCAGATTCTTCTTCTAACACTTCAATTGAACAGATCAATACATCATTACTTAGCATGACCAATAATATCGAAACAATACAGAACAATATTACTACTTTGACTCAGAATGCTGCTGAGATCAAGAAAAGTGCTGATAATGCGAATTCATCAGTCACAACACTGCAGGAAACTATTAAGTCACTACAGACTAGAATTGAAGCTTTAGAAAAAACTCAGACTAAATAAGGAAGGAGGCAGTTATGTATACACTAAAAATTACAGATGAAAATACTGTTGTAACAACAGTCAAAGAATCAATTGTGGAAAGAAGCAATTATGTAGATAAGATTCAGATTGTAACAAGTAAAATGTACCGGGAACAGATTGATATGTCAGATACAACTGTTTATATGAAGTATAAGCTCCCAGTGTCAGACAAAATTAAAATGACACAACTTATTATAAATAATCTTGAATATGAACAGAATTATATCCAGTATTTAATCCCTGTCGATGCAGCACTTACTGCTGAAGCCGGGGATATCGAAGTATCTTTCACGTTCTTAAAACTTGTTGCTAATGAAGATGGAACATACACTTCTTATATTCGAAAAACCACATCAGGTGTTATTCATATTACTCCACTTGTACAATTTGATAAATATGAACCTTCTGAATTGTTTACTGAAATTGATCAGAGGCTCCTTGCTATGGAAGGAATGATTAAAGATCTCAATGCTCAGAATAAAGCAACTTATGAAGGTATGGTGAAAGATATTCGTCTTAATACAGAAAACAGAAAAATCACTTTAACAGACAGAAATGGTGAAGATACCGGAAATGGTATCGTTGTAAAAGATCTTTCTGCTATGGTAGCCGAAGATATGACAGGTAAAGATCCTGATGGCACACAGGATGGAGTTGTTCATCTTGATCAGGTTGTCGATCTGGATAAATTATTAAAGTAAAGGAGTCATGATATGTCATTTAAAGATTCTAAAATTGCTGCTGCGGCTAATTCGGCAATGACTTTGAGTGCTGAGTTAGCCGTAGACACTGAGGAATATACATTATGTACTGATGGTCGTTATGAAGTATATACCAAATATCAAGACAATGCATATTCAACAGTGGATAACTTAAAAAATATTGCCGTTGATGCTACACAGATTAATATTATGCAGGAAGAAAACAGCCAGTATATGCCATTTAGGATTCCAAGATATTGGGATGGTATGGATCTTATGGATATGCTCATCCAGATAAGATATGAATCTGTAGCTGAGAAAAAAGGTAAAGTAGCGACAGTTATCAATGTAGCTTCCAACAATACTTATATTCGATTTGGTTGGCTGATTGATGCTGCTGTTACAGCAAATGCCGGAGATATAATTTTTGAAATTATGGCTACTGGCGTAAATGAAAAAGGAAACAATTATATTTGGAGAACCAAACCAAATGGTAAGTTTACTGTTCTGGAAGGATTAAATTATGACGGGATCATTGAACCTTCTGAAGATTGGTATACAAGTTTTGTAAATATGATTCTTGGTCATGTAGCCGAAGCAAAACAATACGCAGATGAAGCAAAAGCTTCCGCTGCTTCTATTAATGTAGATGATATAAAAGCAGATGTAAAAACATCTGTTATGAATGATCTTAATGGAACAGTAACTGAATCTCTGAAAGCATATTATACAAAAACAGAAGTTGATACAAAAGTCAAAGAATTAAACACTGCTATTTCTGGTATTGACAGTTTGAAGAACTTAAAAGTTGAATATGACAACACAACTGGAAATTTAGTGTTTAAAGATGGAACGGAACCTATTGGAGAACCTATTACTATTAACAGTCTTGCAAACCTTATAGTTGAGTATTCTGTTGTCAATGGAAAAGGTTCATTAGTATTCAAAGATGGAGAAACTATTATTCAGACTGTAGAACTTAGTTCTATTGAGCCATCTGCTGAGTGGAGAGCTGCATTGAAGCAGGAACTTGAAGCAGAAATGGACGAGAAAGATACAGTAATCTCTAATCGAATTGGTCCACTTGAAACAGCTAAAACTGAAATCGAAAAGAATGTAAATGCCAATACTGCTGCTGTCTCAGAGATAAAAACTACTATTTCAAACATTGAGAAGAAAGTAGAAAGTGCTACTACAAAATCTGATGAGGCCAAAAATGCTGTAGATATCTTGAAACAAAATATGACTTCTTATGATACTCAGTTTGAAGGAATTAATACAGATATTACAGATGTTAAGGCCGCTATTGAAGAAATCAAGAAAAATCCTGCGGCTGCAGAGTACGATGTTACATACGAAAATAGTATTTTTACATTTTTAAAGGATGGAGAAATCCAGAAAAGCTTTAAAATTGAAGGTGGTGGAGGATCTTCCTCAGATACTACTACTATTACTATTGAAAGAATCACAAATGCAGATGCTATTTTCTTACTTGGTTCAAAAGCAATTATTGAATATAGTTTTTCATCTGTAGATAATACTGGTGATACAACTGGAGCCGGTACTGCTGTGTGGAAAGTTGGTAATACTATTGTAGCTACGAATACGGCTGCGCAAGGAAACAATAGTTTTGATATCACTGAATATCTTAATGTCGGTGCAAATACTATTAGATTAACTATTACCGACAGTTTTGGGACACTTGCCACTAAGACATGGACTGTTACTATTGTAGAATTCAAACTTGAAAGCACATTTGATGATACTTTGTTATATACAAATACAGATGTAGTATTTAGATATACACCTTATGGAAACGTTAATAAGACTCTTCATTTTATTCTTGATAGTGAAGACTTAGGCACTGTTGAAACTCAGTCCTCTGGCAGAATTATGTCTTATAATATTCCTAAACAGGAACATGGCAGCCATTTACTCAAAGTATATATGACTGCGACAATTAACAATAAAGAAATAACCTCAAATACTATTTGTAAGGATATTATTTGTGTTGATCCTACAAATAGAACTCCTATTATTGGATGTGCTCAACAGGAATTTACAGCACAACAGTACCAAGCAACAAGTATTAAATATGTTGTATATGATCCTGATCACAATCCCGCCTCTGTAAAACTATCAATTGATGGTAAAGTACAGAGCACTCTTTCTGTAAATCGTTCTGCTCAAATCTGGAGTTATAAGTCATCCACTGAAGGAAAACATAACCTGACCATCTCATGTCGTAAAGTGACTAAGATTTTATCAGTTAATATCACTAAACTTGATATTGATGTTGAACCAATCACAGCCAACTTAGCATTTGATTTTAACCCTGTTGGAAAATCCAATGGAGATACCGACAGACTCTGGACCGATAAAAATAACTCTGCTATTACTCTTTCAGTATCAGATAACTTTGACTGGGATAATGGTGGATACCAGATTGATTCTTCTGGAAACCAGTATTTCTGTGTAAAAGCTGGAACAACTGCTCAGATTAATTATAATCTCTTCGGAAAAGACCCGAAACAGACTGGTTCTGAATTCAAATTTGTATTTAAGACTCAGAATGTTCGCAATGCTTCTGCTACTTTCTTATCATGTATTGATGGTACTGAAGGCTCTGACGTAGGTATTAAAATGGATGTTCATGAAGCATACGTGAACACTTCTACTGACAGCTTATATTTTCCATATAGCGAAGAGGATATTATTGAATTTGAATATAATATCAATACAATTGATACAAAAGACACATCTGCAACTTCTATCATTATGACTTATGAAGACGGAGTTGGAGGAAGACCTCTTATTTATGATAATTCTCATAGACTGCACCAGTATTCTCCTACCCCAATTTCTATTGGTTCTCCGGATTGTGATGTGTTGATTTATAGAATGAAAGCTTATTCTGCTTCTCTCACAGATTCTGACATTCTTGCTAACTTTATTGCAGATGCTAGAGATTCAGATGAAATGATTGCAAGATATAATAGAAACCAGATCTACAATGACAACAATGCTCTTACTCCAGATTCTGTAGCTAATGCTTGCCCGAATCTAAGAGTAATCAAAATTGAAGCGCCGCATTTCACAAATGACAAGAAGGATTTTGTTAAAAATACTTCTATGGAATGTATTTATAAGAATGGGGATCCTAAATTAGATAACTGGAAATTTATTAACTGTTTCCACGCCGGACAGGGAACTACAAGTAATGAATATGGTTTTGCTGCCAGAAATATTGATGTTATTTGTTGTGCGGATGGTGTACATCAGATCAATAGTAAGATTCCTCTTGATCCTAACTATAAAACAGAGTTAGTTCTTGGTGATGGGACAAAATATGAGGACGGTACAGGTAAAATTAGTCTTACAAGAAACTCTGTTCCAAATAATTGGTGGAATTTTAAAGTAAATGTAGCATCTTCAAATATGGCAACTAATGCATTAGGACAGAAGAGATTCAACGACTTTTTACCATATGAAAGTCCTGCGGTACGTAGAGATCCTAAAGTTAAAAACTCTATGGAATTTGTCAACTGTGTAATCTTTATTAAAGAATCTGATCCTGATATTACTACTCATAGAGAATTTCAGGATACAGACTGGCACTTCTACTCTCTCGGTAATATGGGAGATTCAAAGAAGACTGATATTACAAGAGCTTATGATCCAGAGGATATGAAAGAATTCTGTATTGAGATCAGTGATAATACTCTTCCAAACTCTGCATTCCAGACCGGTATAACAAACCAAGATGGAACTATGAAATATCCTATCAGTAAAGCTGAATGGAAAACTGGTAATACAGCATATGATGCTCTGTATAATAACTGGGATGGATCATTTGAATTCAGATATGATTGTTGCGGCGATTCTAAGGATGGTTCTGCTCTTACTTCTGATGAAGCAAAAAAGAAAATACGTACAGATAACAAACAGATTTGGAGAGACTTCTATGAGTTTGTAATTACGTCTAGTGATAAAGAATTTAAAGATGGCTTGAAAGATTGGTGTATTCAGGATGCAATGCTCTATTTCTATTTAGTTACACTCAGATATAGTATGATTGATAATAGAGCCAAGAATGTTTTCCCGCATTGGGCAAAACATTATATCACTCAGGAAGAAGCTACAACTATGGGTGATAAAGCTAAATATTATACTATAGATGATGATGCGGCTGCTCTGCATAATGGTTATAGATTTGATCTATGGGCATATGATATGGACACTCAGCTTGGTATTAATAATTCAGGTGAGCTGTCATTCCCATATGGTAAGGAAGATACTGACTATAAAGAAGAAGGAAATCCTTCATCTGGTTATGTTTTCAATGCTGCTGAATCTGTATTGTGGTGCAGAATACGTGATGTATTTACACAAGAATTAAGAAATATGTATCAGTCTGTAGACTCTAACTGTTGGTCTGATTCTCATTTAATTAATGAGTATGAGGCTTGGCAGAGCCAGTTCCCAGAAGAACTTTGGAGAATCCACTATGAAAGATTATATCTGAGAACATATCGTGCTGGAACAGTAAGATTCCTTAATGAGATGATGAATGGACGTGGAAAATATCATCTCAGACAATGGGAACGTGACCAGCATATTTATATGGGAACGAAATTCTTACATACAGATGTAAAGTCTGATCAGATTATGTTCAGATGTAATACACCTAAGAAAGTTGTAGTTAAACCAGATTATACTCTGAAGATCATTCCTTATTCTGATATGTATATTTCTGTACTTTATGGTAATTCACCAGAAACTACTCAGGTACGTGCAAAAGCCGGACAAGAATATAAGATTACTACGGACTTAACAAATATGGATGATACAGCTATTCTTATTTATGCTGCATCAAGAATCGAGGCATTAAATGACCTTTCTGCTTGTTATATTCATGATAATGATTTCTCAAAGGCTTCCAAGCTGAAAACTCTTATCATTGGTAATAATACAGCTGGATATCAGAATACTTTTATGACATCTCTTAATATGGGTAATAATACTCTTCTTGAGACTTTGGATATTCGTAATTGTCCAAATCTTACAGGATCTGTTAACCTGTCTGCATGTGAAAATCTTATTAATCTTTATGCTGATGGAACTATTGTAACATCTGTATTATTTGCTAATCATGGTAAGATTGCTCATGCTTCTCTCCCATCTTCTATCAACACTCTTACACTCAAGAACCTCAAAGACTTAACTGATCTTAAGGTTGCAGGATACGATAATTTACAGACATTTGTATGTCAGAATTCTATCGTAGATGCTCTTGCTATCTTAAATGCTGCTATTAATACTCTTCGTACCGTAACAATTACTGGTATCTCATGGAATCTTGATGATACTACGCTTCTTCTGAAATTATCAAAACTTGCCGGTATTGATGATAATGGCGCTACTACTGAGCAGTCAATTCTTACTGGATCTGTTCATATTCCTGTAGTTAGACAGCAGGAATATAAAGAATTTGTTGGTTCTGAAGATGAACCTGGTATCTGGACAGACCTTGTTCTTACTTACGATTCAATCATTACTCAGTTTAAAATTACATTTATAAATGATGATGAAAGTAATACTATCCTTGATATCCAGTACGTAGATAAAGGTGGAAACGCTGTTGATCCTACTACAAGAGAAGTTAATCCGATTCCTATTCCTACAAAGAAAAGCACAATTAAGCTTGATTATACCTTCAAAGGATGGGAAGGTTCAATGACAGGAATCTTTGCTGACAGAACTATTACTGCTATATATGACAGTAAAATCCGTGAATATACTGTAAAATATGTTTCTAAAGGATTATCTCTTCAAGAATCTACTGCCCAGTATGGTTCTTATGTAAAATATACAGGTGATACTCCTGTATATACTGCTGAGGAAT